CCCTGCTACCGAGTCACTGTTATTGGTGGGACCGCTTATCAGGTTAACGGTTTCGCCGGGCTCGTAGCTGGCTGCCACAACATAATGTGTGGTGCCGTCGTCCATCTCAAAGATGGTGATTATCTCGTAGTTGCCATCGTTCAGTTGGGGGGTGATGATGAACCCGACAAGGAATGCGTCGGTCGATGCACCTTGGAGCCCACCGTAGTCCGAGAACGGTAGACCGTCTTGGATTGACGGCAGGGGTCCGAGCGATCCGCCCTTGATAACAGAGCAGGCGAAGGTACCGGTAATGTCTGCTGCACCGAGTGGTTGGTTGGTTACCGGTGATTGGTTACTAGCGTTCGAGGGATCGAAGCATCCGGGCGAGAAGTCGTCAATGTGTAGCCACTGTCCGGGGTCCTTCTTACCGCCAATGGGGGTATCGTGCTGCACCATTAGACGACAGCCAATCCGTCAGCGTCCTCTTGCGAGATGGTTGGGAATGGCACGTTACCCGGTAGCCGAGATGTTACCATGAAGATCAGGAGGTCACGGCACAGGACTAGAGAGTTAATCTTAGCCCGCTCTTGAATGATCTGAGCACCGTCCTCTAGGTACTGGTACTGTGCTTCACGGTTCTTTCCTGCCACGGACGATGACGCTGAATGGGCGTAGGCGACCAGATAGTCACGGTGGTAGTGGGAAAGTCGCCCACCCAAGTCCTCGTGTGACGCTGCCAGTGCAGAAGTAACGACGACAAGCTCTTCTCGAAGCTGGTCTAACGTGAGCTTGTCGTATGAGTTAACGTTCCGCACTTCTCTCCAATAAAAACCGGCCCCGACCATTGGATCGGGGCCGGTTGTTTCGTGCGCTATTGCACAGTGAATCTTTGTTCCAGTTACAACCCTGGCGTGTCCACCGGGATTTCTCCGTCGTTGTCGCCGTGGATTTGGATTGAGTCGTACTTGCTCCGAAGCTCGTCCAACTCTTCCTGCATCTGCGACATGAGGGTCGCAATGTCCGACGACTTCTGCATGGACTTCTGGTACCCGTAGATGTGCTCGCCATACGGGTCGAATACCGGTGGGATGATTTCAGTACCGGTTAGCGTGGTGATAGAGACATCGGGCACCATGTCTGCGATGATGTCGATGCCCTGTTCGTACACGCCCCAGAACACGCTAAGACGCTGTAGCTCTGCCATCCGCATGGGTACCTGGTGGACACCTTGCGAGTCCTCTGCCGTGACGATCTTGTCAGGCTGCGAACGGGGGTCCCCGAAATACAGGGCAATGACAGGCCATGGAACAATGACCTTCTCGCCAGCTTCACACCGGTAAGCGACACGAGCCCACCGGAGAAGGTCTGTTCGACCATCCGGTAGCGTGAGTCGCTTATTGGTGTTGTTCTGAACGAAATAGTGCTGTCCAGTGTCAAGCACGGTGCCTGACTGGCGGGGCAGAAGCACGGTATCGGGCATTAGTGGTCCCTCTCTTTAAACGACGCCAAGAATGGCGAGTGTGACAACCACGGCGACCATAAGGATTGCCAGTCCAACAATGTGGATGAAGGTGATCCTCACGTCTAGTTCTGAATGATGACAGGAACGAGGGCAGACCCCGAAGCGATGGTGACTGCCTCGCAGACCACAATGAACTTGCGGCCCAGCGTGGCAGTGGACGAGATGGTCAGGGTGCCCGCTGTGGTCGAACCCTGGATGCCGAACTCGTTAACTACCGTGTTGTTGGCATCAAACAGGGCGAGACATGGCCCCAGCACACAGACGGCCACCGAGCTACCGGGTGTATAGCCACCCGTGGGTGCGTCCACAACTATGCCGACGAACCGGTTGTCCGGGGAGGTCGACGTGGAAGTGATGAGCAGGGGACCGGTCGATGGCGCTGTCAAGTCCTCGAACTTGACTGCCTGGCCGTTTTGCAGGTTGCCCGAACCGGCAGGGTCGTACTGGAAATACTCGACAACCCTCCCGTAACTTGCACCCTCGTTCTCTTCCGTAAGGGGATTGACTAGCTGGTCTACCGGCATGGGTTTCCTTTCGTAGTGCCGGATAAGGACGGGTTAGGCCGAGAGGGCGGTGAACTTGCCCTGACGCTGAATGTTGCCGAACACCAACTGACCGGCCCACAGGAGCAGTGCCGACATGGCATCCTGGTTCACGGGGGTCTGGAAGTCCTGCAAGTGGAAGTCGGCCCGAGTGGCGGTGACGATCTGAATGAAGTCCTCGTTCAGGAAGAACAAGTTACCCTCAGAGCCCGTGGTGGGGATGTGAGAGTCAACCAGGATCGGCATGCCGTTGAACAACAGGTTCTCGAAACCGGCCTGAGCAAGCTGCATGTCCTTGCCGCCAGGCTGAACCGGGAACTGCTGCGGCGACAGGTTGAGCGCCCAATACCGGTTATAGTTCGCCTGGGTGGCGAAGCCGATGGTGGGTGCCCGACCACCCTGCGTGCAAGACCCGAACAGGTTTTGCAGTGCGGCGAGGGTCATGGTCGTGGTGGACGAGTCGATCTGAGCGTTCCACCATGTGTTGCCCGAGTGGGCGATGGCACCGTAGGACGATGCGATGGTGCCGTTGTCGACTGCGACCCGGCAGCCGATGAGGTCGGTGGAACTGGTACCGTCCGACCACAGACCTGCACCGAGGTTGTCGGCCATGTCCATTTCCGCCTGCTTGAACTGCGTTGCCACAAAGTCAGCAATGGCAAGCGGAGAGTCGGCCCGAAGAAGGGTCAGACCGTCAACGGTCACGGGGGTGTAATACTGCGCCCACGGGAACGCTGCGTTCTGAATGGTGTCAGAAGGCGTCACGTTCAGCAGTTGGTACCCCTGGTACGAGCCACCCGCCGCCATACGCCTATACATGAGCGGCTGCTCGATCTGGGTTCCACCCTGCTGGGTGAACTTGTTGGCGTGATACCAACGGTAGAAGAGAACGTTCGAGTTGTAAACGTTGTCCACGATCCGTGGGAGAATGAGTCGCCGTGACAGGGCGGTAACTGTATTCGTCCCAATCGGGGTGACTGACATTTATTCTGCTCCTTGTTATTGTTGCATGGCTTCACGGAATCCCTCAGCAAGTCCATTGAGGAAATCCTTGTCGGAAACGAAAGCCGGTCGGCTTTCGGTCTTAGGGGCAGAACGACCCGAGGAACCAATCTCTCCCAATCGGGCCTTGCGATGACGAGACTGTTGCCGTTCTGATTTGGTCCTAACGGTTGGGTCCGTCAACTTGGTACGAAGGTTCTCGTCCATCATGCCGCCGACTTCCATCGACCGGACTAGAGCCTCCACGGGAGAGAGTTGCTGCATCATCCCACCGATGAAAGGACCGGCAGCTTGGCGAATAGCCTTGATGTCGTCCTCGTTCAGGTTGGGGTGGGCAGCTATGAACTGTTGCAGAGCCGTCGCCATGTCGGCCTGAGCCTGGCGCACGTTACTCTGCTGGCGATCCTGTGCCTGCTGGGCGAAGAGGCGTTGGTCACGTTGGTCCCTCTCGAAAAGGGCCTTTTGTGTTGCAACGTGAGTATCCCACGAGAACTTCTGTGCAGGGTCCTCAAGGTCGAGGAAGTCAGGAGGGGTGGGCTCTTCCCACTCTTTTACCGCACTGGCCGGTGGGGCGGGCGGGGGAACAGGGGGTTGTCCAGGGGGCGTGGCCGTGGGTGGTTGACCGGTGATGGCTGCGTTGACACGCTGCGCAACGTCGGCGTTGGCTTTAAGGTACTGGTCGAAGTTGTAGAGCCGTTCGGCATCTGCCCGAGTGATTGTCCGTCCGTCGCCAATGGCGAACGTGTCAGGAGTCGTGTCGCCCGTTGGTTGTGCCGGTGGAGTCTCCGGTGGGTCGTCGCCATCAGGGTCGAGGTCGGGGTCAAGGTCGGGGTCTGTGTCATCGGGGTCCTCCCCGTTACCGTTAGGGTCCTGGTCCGCTACCTGGCGAGTAGCACCCAATAGCGTGCTACCGTGAGGAACGCCGATGTCTAGGCCAGGTAGCGTGATGTCGGCACCATCACCAACGCTAGTGAGCCACTGCTGTAGCTCAGCGTCACCAATGTCCTCACCACCGAGGATTTGCTGATCGTTCTCAGGGGGCATGTTAGTTACCTGCTACGTCCGCTAGGACCCGACGTAGTTCGTCGGCGTTTTGTGCGTCACCGGAAACTCCGAGGCCCTGACTCATGCCACCTGGGATTGGTCCTCCGGGTGCTGCTTGCGACTTTTGGGCTTGATTGGGCTGGCCCCCGCCCGCTGGTGCTTGTCCTGCGGGAGAAACACCGGGAGGGGGGGAGGCGGGACCAGCCGGTCCTCCCCCACCACCCGGCCCACCGGGGGCACCTGCCCCAGCACCACCCGCTTGTGGCTGTTGGCCCTTCTTCTGCTGGTGGGTACTGAGCGCACCGATCATTGCGAGGCCGAACTTCACGTCGGCATCCGGTGCAGCAAGGCCCGAAGCAATGGCCTGACTAGCCTCAGAGAGGGCGTCAGACCAGGATGCAGGCCCGCTGTCTTTGCTCGTACCCGCCATTGGACTAGGGCTTCTCGTCCCGTGGCGGCGACATGGTGCGCCGGGTCAGGCCGGAGTCGGAACCGTAGGAACCGCTATTGGTCTGGCCCTGCATCTGCACGTTCGTCTTGCCGCTCTTCCCCGAGTAGTTCGAGGCTGTGCGCTGATCTGGCATTGCGTTATGTCCTTTCGGGTCGGTGAAGCAGTCGGCTTAGGACGTGACCGGCGTGCCGGTGGCCGCTGGGGCGGTAGGGTCCACGGTGGAGCTACCACCCTTTTCCGGGTCGTCGGAGGCAAGCTCTGCCTCTTCCTCAGCGTCGATGTCATCCAACGCCTTGAGTGCAGCGGCCCGGCGCTCTTCGAGGGTCTGCGGAGTGTCCACCGGAATGTCGGCGGGGGCGGGCTCAGTCGTGGGAGCCGGGGGCACGGTGACAGGGGACACCGGGCTCGAACCGTCCGGGTTCTTGTTCTCCACCGTGTCAGCGACTTCACTCACGACAGTCTCGGCCTTTTCCACGTCGGCCTTGACAGGTGCAGGCAGAAGTCCCTCTACCGTGTTCAGGGCAACCTTGGCCTCGCCCGAGTCGGAAGTGACACGCACTTCACTTACCGTGTGGCCGAGGTTGTGAAGCTCGTTCACTGCGGCGGCGATAACGGTATCGAGCTTCTGTTCCGCCGTCTGGAAAACGATGCTCAGAACCTTGTTGCTCATGGTAATGCACCTTTCGTGTCGTTACTGTTAAACCCCATTCCACCACTTCCCAATCCAGGGAAAAGGGAAGTGATGGGATTGGACTTAACCCCGAGAAGGTGGGAGTCCTAGCGCCTACTTGCGCTTGTGGCGACCGCCGTGGCGACCCTTCTTCCTTGCCATGCTCCCACCCCCTTTCCGTTTGCCTTGTCGACTAAGAGGTTCTTTCTTGCCGGTGACCGACGATCTACCGTGAGCCCATGCCTCTGCAATGTCTGGGTGTTGGGACCAGAGATAGCGGCGTTGGCTCTCGGACTTGAATGGCAACTAGCGACCTGTCTTGTTCCGTGTCCGCATGCGGTGCTGCTTGCCTCGCTTGTGTCCACCCATGCCGTTCCCCTTCGTGCGGCCTGCGGTGAGCCGGTTGAATCCGGTGCGACCCTTTGTTCCAGCCACGTTATTTCCTCCGTGCTGATTTGCGAGTGGAGCCCCGCTTACCTCTGCGGTTACCGCTCTTGCCTGTTTTGTAGATGAGCGAAGAGAATGGCATTAGCAGGAATACCCCTCTTCTGCGTCCTGGCCGTAGCGTTGGTGAATGTCGTTGTGGATTCGCTTGGGGTGTCCGTTACCCATCTTGAGCGAAGTACCGTGCTTGGAATCCATTGGATCGGTGCCAGTGGCGAACGTGTCGGGGGTCTTTCGCCCATCCATGTTGGCGATGACGCATGCCTCGTTGTCTGTGGCGGGTCCCGTGTATTCGGCCATGTCAGGCACCCTGCCAGGCCGTCAGGGCTCTATGCAAGCCTCAGGGGACGATTTCTCGCCTTGCGGATTCGGCGGCGCTCTGCCTCGTCCGTTCCGCCCCAAACGCCGTGGTCAATGCGGTGTTCGAGTGCGTAGGCCAGGCAGTCGAGCATGACCGGACAGGCGTTGCATATTTCCTTGGCTGGTCGTGTTAGCAGGAAATGACCATTGGTAGGAAAGAAGTCGACGTGTTTATTACCCTTGCACGCACCTTGTTCCATCCATGATTCGGACGGGGCAACCATTGGTAGCTTTCGTGGGATACCAGGATTACCGACCGTCAATGTGCGTGTCCGGTCCCTGGGCCGTGGGGTTGCCCACCACCACCTTTGCCTGCCGCTGCCCCTGCTGCTTGTGCCTGAGCTAACGCTAGTTCCTGTTGCGTCATACGCTGGTCGATCTGCTGCCAGTGTGGGAAGGCGTGTTGTTCGAGCACTGCTGGCCGGTCGATGGCCTTTAGTGTGAAGAGCGCATCCGCTTCCGCAATCCGGGATTGGCGAGATGTCGGGTTGTCCGCACCAGCCATTACCAGTAGTGCGAACTTCATTGGAGCTACTTTGCCGTGGATGGACGGCGAGTAGAAATGCTTACTGGCGAGTAGTAGGGCAGAGTTCTCACCTGTGGGTCCAACGATCGCAAGCTCACGGGGCACATCATAGTTCTGGATAACCAGTTGGGCAAGCAACCTATATGCTTCAGAGAGAGTTCGTTCAAGGTTGCGCACGCTAGAGCGGATTCGGACGAAACCCGCCTCTTGTGCTTGTTGCTGAGTTTGCGCTGCTTGTCGATCCTTCGGCGTTTGGCCTTTCTGCGGTCCCGAGAGGCCACTGATATTCTCCATTCGGCCAATCCAGAACTGGATTAGATTAGTGATGTCGGATTGCATCTTTGGCGGATCAAGCCACATGGGCTTTGCGCCCTGGGCATTAGCCATCTTCTGATCCATCGACAGGCGGAGCCCTGGTCGGTTAACGATCTGGGTGCGATCTAGGCCCGAACCTTTAACGTCCATGAAGATGGGGTTACCTACAAGCTCGACGTTGCCTTGGAGAGATGCCAGGAGTCGATTGATTGCAACCTGACATGGTGCAAGGTGTGAAACGATGGGGGTTGTCCAAAACTCGCCCATCTCTTCGTCCACGTACCTAACGTAGGGATGCCGATTGTTCTGGTATAGGTCAGTTGCCAGTTCATCGAACAGAACAACATTACCTGTGTAGACGACACAACGCCATTCGTCGTAGACGACTCGTTCTTCGTCACCGTCCAATGGGTCGGTAGTCTCACGGTATTCTTCCCAGTTCTCTAGTACCCAGCAGGTGTAGACATCCACACCATCGGCTAGTATCTGCTCCGTGTTACGGTCAGATTGTCCAGGGAGGCCCCAAACAGTCGATGTGCTGCCGGGGAGATTACCAGGCATTGCCATTGGGTATTGGCTCGAAGAGGATTGGCTAGGTCGCTCAACCGTATTACCTCTGTCTCCGTAGAGGTAGGCTGCTTTAACTGATTCGACATCTGCACTTGGAAATCTCCGTTGGATTTGGTCGAAAGTCATCTTCTCGACCTCGAACATATACGTGCAGGTATCTATGTCCCTGGCGTTGGGGTCTGGGTAGAAGTTCCACACGTCTACCCTCTTGAAGGAAATGTTACCCATACCTTCTTCGAGCCCACTGTCCCAAACAGACTTAGCGATCCCTGCACCATACTGTGCGGCATCCCACAGCATTAGTATGATTTCCTTATCCCAGCCCTGATTAACGAACTGAGACTGAAATATCTGCTCCATGTGTTCGGAGAGAGTACGCATGTGCTGTGCGTATGGGTCGCCAGGCAATGCAGCAGGTGCAACCTCTGGCTTTACTTCCTGGTCCGTCATCCACGCTATTCTTGCGGATAGGATGGGCCATATCTCCGAGTCAGTAACGTTAGGCGTCCACGGAGATTGTGTGTCGAGAGAGTATTGTTTGTTGGTGGTGAGAAGGTAGTTTCGGCGCCAGTTCGCCTGGTACTTTTTCTTCTCGGTCATTGCCAACTGGTAAAGCTGGGCGAGCTTCTGGGTTAGCTGATACTCTTCATACCAGGGATCGGGCGGGGCAGGTGCCTCTTCCAGTGGTATGTCAATCATGCTCATGGTAGGACTATCTCACTACCATGTTGGAGCCCCATATCGTGCCATTCACGGCGGGACTCTTCCAACCCCTCGCCAGTAACACCGTGTACGGAAGGATCGGCCATCTCGGCACGGGTCAGGAAATCAAGGTTGTGTTCGATGCCAAGACGCTCCGACTGCTCATCGGACTGTCGCTTAAGAGCATCCCGTAGGTCACGCTCGTTAAGAACAGGGCGCCCAATAGCGTGCGAGAAGTGTTCCGGCATTGAGGGACGATGCTGGAAAACAAACTCTCGTGTCGCTGGTTGTGAGCAGACAGGACAGTCTGGAATGTCCGTGCGGGATAGCGTGGTGAACGTTACCCGGCAGTTGTGGCACTTGTACTGGTACTCAGGCACCGGCGCTCCGGTAACCGGTACTCCGGTAGAGGGCACCAATGTTTAGCGTGCGGGGGTACACGAGCTAGTGTTTCATGCCGCTACCGTGTTGTCAAGCAGCTTCCCAAGGTGGTACTCCGAACAGGTCATGTATCTCTGCTTCGGGGGCCTCTTCATGTGGAAGCTGGGCCTCGGTTAGCGTCGTGACTACCGCAATAGCCAATGCCATAACTGCGTCATCGTTGAGTCTGTCGCTGGCCGGTCCCATCTCACCGTTCTCCTGGTAGACGAAGTTCTCCATCTGGTCGTGAGTGAGAGCGTCATGGATACGGAGCCCGCCACGTTGGGCTAGAAGGAACTTGACTTTCTCGATTGCCCAATGCTTACGCTGATAGTTAGTGGACCAGCCATAAGATTGTGAAACCTTACCCGGTGCTTTATCACCCCACCTGTGCATCCATACATCAGGGTAACCGTTGTCGAGAATAACCCCAATCGTCGCATAACCTGGACCCTCAATCTCTGTGTTAACGATAGCTTCGTTATAAAAGTATCCGAGCTTCATTATCTCGTGAGCAAACGGTACTGCGTCAAGGTGCTGGTGGAATACTGCTACCTGCTCAAAGGTGAACCTGTTTAGAACTTGAATGCAAGCTGCATCCCCATAGGTGGTTTTTGTTGGGTCCCCCGCAACGACGTACTTAGAAAGAAGGGGGTCACGTCCTGGTGCCTTGTAGATGGTGAGTGGCCCGCTGGCGTCACGAACAAACCGAATCTTACCGTTATCGTTAACGAGCATGCCACGAGTGCCGGGGTGGATGTCGGTGTGCTCGTCAAGGCGTTCGAGCGGAAACACGTTACGGCCCGTGGACAGGAAAGCCTCGTTAGGGGTGCATGGGTATTCCTGTTTGAACATCTCGGCGTCACCGAGACAGTCGTTCATTATTGTGTGTCGACGCCACGCTAGTTGGCCTAGCGTTAGCTTAAAGCGCTGACCGTTAAGGTAGACACCCTGGTCGAAGAGTTGGCGTTCATCTTTCATTAGGTCCCAATACTTGAGTGACGTATCGGGGAAACAGTATTCCTCGTGCATGAACCAGGGAAAGAAGAGTGGGACGAACTGCGACTCGCCATCCATCGCACGTTGCCATTCCTCGTGGAACCAGTTACCTACTCCATTGGCCGTCGACTCAAGGATAACAATGGTACCGTGCTTGTGCGGGATGGACTGATTAAGTCCAACCATAAGCCGTTCTGGGTCCTCCCAAAAAGCGCATTCTGAGCAATGGACCGCATGGTAAGTGAATGATCGCCCCGAACCAGCATTCTTAGCAGTTGCCACTGACATGGAAGAACGAGTCTCCACCCAAGATAGGGACTTGATGGTATTGTGTTTCTCAGTGTATAGGGCATTGAAAGGCCATTCCTCCCACATGAGTTTCGTCATATCGAACAAGTGCTGTGCTGCTTTTGACTCGTGGGCGATAACGAGAGAACGGGTACCTGGATGTATGAATGTCCAGTTGAACAACGTTCCTTCGGTTACCGTGCTAATGCCAAGTTGGCGCCCCTTTAGGACAATGATGCGAACAGGTAGCCCGAGGTTGTACTGTCGTTCAATCTCTCGAAGTAGTGCGGCTTGAGCCCAGGCGAAAGGATCAGTGAGGTCAATCGGTTCGACCTTGAGGTCCTTCTTCTGTATCGTTAGTCGCTCTGTTAATGGGCGTAAACTCAGACGGCGCATAGATAGATTCTGTTGCTGGGGCCTCCACCCCGATATCGGACCATAGTTCCTCTAGTTCCCCTCGCATCCGAGAGATGGATTCTGGGGATTCCTTGCCGACGATTGCTGACTGCCGGGCTAGGAGAGTAGTTATGAACCGTTGGCGCATTGCACTCGGGGCAGAGTCGAGGATAGCGTGTGCGTCCTCGTATGCACGCCACATTAAGAAGTTGATTGCTTCGGATAGTTCTGCCGTGCCGTACTTGACAACGTGTAGCTCGGCCTGTAGTTCTCGAAGTGCTTGAGGGTCTATGCGGAACGCCTTTCCTATTGCCGTTGGTGGAACGCCTACTTGTAGGAGTGAGATGCAGATGATTTCAAGCCATGCTGGTTCGTCAGGGTCTAGCTCCCATACGTCAGGTATGTACGTCATTCGCCATCTTGAGCCCTGTGTATGTGTCGAGCAACACTAATATCGAGAGCCAACCCGAAAGCAGAGTGGAGGGGGAACACTAGCTGCCCGGCGTCCTGGTCGATCTTTAGTGTTAGAATCCAGTCGCCACTAGCGTTAGCCTTGAGGCCCATTAACATGGCCTCGAACGTTGTTTCCAGGAATGTTGGCGGGAGAACGATACCTTGTTTTTGGTATTGGCGCTTGACTTGCCCTGGTCCGTCCACACGGTCTGCACCGTTAGCTAGGGCTCGGAGAACATTGGCCCGTCGTCCAGTATCCACGGGTCTGGCACCGGAGAGGTCGGCCCTGATCCGTTGCGCTGCGGCGTCGATACTACTGTCCACTCTGGGGCTGTGAGTCTGTGCGTTTCTTGTTCCTCCCGCCGTAGGGCCTCCACCATGCGTGGTGGAAGCCCCTCGAACGTTTCTATTCCCGGCGTCGGCAGCCTCTCTATCTCTTCGTTCTGCTGCGCCAACAACTCGTTGGCTTCCCGCTCCCTGCCAAGGAAGAGGTTGGTCATCGCCTCGTTGGTCGAAGCTATGGCCTCCGTCGTGACCTGGTTGCTCGATTCGATAGCCGTCGTCACTGTATTCGACAGACTTGTCGATACCTTCTCTACCGTTTGGGATGATTGGACTATCATCGACTGCATCGCCGTCATCACCCTCCGGTCCCTCTTCTCTGAGTCCTGGCCGGAACGGATCAAAAGAATCGTCAGTAGCGTGCAGACCGCCACCGAGAAGCACACTACCAAGATCAGAGTCGTCATCCACCTGGTACTTTCCTTTGCTGGGGCTGGCTATTACCGGTATAGTATTGTGCTGCGCTCGGCTAGTCAAGCCGGATTTTGTTTTGAGATTTTAGACGTGGCTGTTTCAGATGGGCGTTTAAGACCTTCGCTCATCCCACAGCATGTGGGATGAAACTGGTAAATGGGAACACGGTGCCAGACTACATCGGTGTAACACGGTACCGTTAGACCATCCTGCACAGTGCGCGCACCATCCCCAAACGTTAGGCAGTGGGAGCGGAGGGAGGGAGTGAGCTGGTGATGATGGATGGATGATAGATGATGGATGGATGATGGATGATGGATGATGGATGGATGATGGATGATGCTGGCTTAGCGTGACGCACGTTATAAGCATATTGGCTTAGTGTGACGCACGTTTAGTGAAACGTACTTGACAGAGTTAGCGTGCAACAAGCAATATGGTCAGGTTGGACATACCAGCGAACAGAAAACAGGAAGGGACCAGCATGCTTATCAGACACAACGTGCGAAAAGGTGGGAATCAATCGGTCCACTTTGCTCACGACACTGATCGGCCCGACGTTAACGGTTGTTATGTAAGCGGTCGTCAGGGTCGGGTACTGACCAGTGAGAACAGTCGGTGCCCGCAGTGTGGCGGGTATGGCGCAGTGGTGCCGATTCAAGACCTTCCCAGGGCTCAGTATCCCCAGGGATCGGTCGTGCCAGAGCATTACCGGGTAAATAAGAGTCAGAGCGCTACCGTGCCAGCTAGTGAGCCGGTGCCAGCTGTGCCCGGTAATGAGCCAGTGGAACCTACGTTCGATCCGGCTACCGGTACCGTAACGTTGCCACCTGGTCACAGTGTTAGTGATCCGACTCCGTTCGCAGTGGTGAACAGTGAGCCGGTGCCCGGTAATGAGCCAGTACCCGCTACGCATCTGACTGACGACCAGGCCGCTAGGGATATGGCTGCCGCAATGCTGGGCGCTATCGTCCCTGAAGCTAACAAGATCAGGGAAACAATCACTACCGCAGTGCAGGAGGTCAAAGAGCAGACAAGGGACGAGAACACTACCGCCATAGGTAACGCTATCGACCTACTGTCAGAGCGCTTTGACGACACTGTGAAAAGGCTTATCGTGCCAACTACGATTGAAATAAAGCGCCCTGACGCTGAGCCGGTAGTGATTGCTGGCAGTGTGCATGCCGTATTTCCTGAAGTCGTGGAATGGCTGCAAGCTAGGCGTAACGTTTACCTGACCGGACCAGCTGGGTGCGGAAAGACAACGTTAGCTAAGCAAGCTGCCGATGCTCTAGGGATACCGTTCTATACGACCGGTACCGTACTGTCTGAACACCAGGTGATCGGGTATTCAGACGCTGGTGGCACGTACCACACAACGCCATATCGCGAGGCTTTCGGAGACTCTGAGGTCCCGGACAGTGGTGG